TGGATCCGCTGGGCCTGCTCTATCACAGCGCTGTCCCGGTAGGCCCTGTCGTAGTCCAGGTCGTAGGCGTCCTTCTGCGCCGGCTGGATGTTGGTCATGTAGGAGGGCCGCCAGTCCTGGTTCTGCTGCCTGGCGGCGCTCCTGGCCTCCTGGGCCTGCCGCAGGGCCTCCTGGCTCCGCCCCAGCTCCCGCTGCAGCTTTGCCGGCCCCATGGTCTCGGCTGCGTACTGCGCCGGCGCAGCTGCCTTCAGCTTCTCCAGATAGCTCTGATACTGTCGGCTCTCCGAAACTTTGGCCTGGAGGCCCTGCCGCTCCTGGGAGTTCTTCCACCAATTGGGCAGAGCCGCTTCCTGCTTGGCGTACTCCGTGGCCTTTTCCTGGACCTTCTGTGCCGCGCTCTGCACGGTGTCCAGGACATTTTGCACCAGCTGCTGCGGAGCTCGCAAAGCCTGGGCGGGCTGCGCCTTCTGTTCCAGCTTCTTTTTTTCTTCGGATTGCTCCCACCAGTTTGCCATAGTGTCCTCCTCAGTTGCCGTATTTCCGCATGATGTCCAAAATCTGGTTGGCCTGGTACTCGTTCATCTGCCCGGCATACTGGCTCATGATACTTTTGGCCTTGTCGTAGTTCTTGCCCTGGAGCTGATAGTAAACCGTGCGGAGCAGGTTGGAGAAGGTGGGGCCGTCCATGCCCGGGCCGTACTGGGGCGCGGAGGCCGCCGCAGTGGCAGCCCCAAGCACAGCCCCCTGGGCGCCGCCGGTCGCCGCGCTCTGAAGCTCCGCTGCGGTTTGCTCCGGGGTGTAGCTGTTGCCGCTGCTGTTGGTCCCGCCTCCGCTGCCGTACCCGCCGCCGGAGCTCCTGCTCCCGCCGGATCGGCTCCCGCTTCCGCCGGCGGCCGCCAGGGCCGCCTGGTTCTTGTAATAGGCGGCCATTTGCCTGGCATAGTCCGCACTGATCCCCGCTGCCGCCAGCAGGTCCGCCGGAGGCGTCTGCCCGGTGGCAATCATGTTCATGGCCATCTCGTAGGCCTGGGACCGGTTCTGCTTGTCCAGGGCGTCCTGCCGGTCCAGCTCCGCCTGCTGCATCTGCCAATTCCGGTAGGCCTGGTCGTCCTCATAGGCCCGCTGCTGCTGGGCCCATTCCGTGTCATAGCGCTGATCCGCCAGCTCGTCCCGGCTTCGGCTGTAGTCGATGTCCGCCGCGCCCTGGGCCATGTTGTACAGGTTGAAGAGATTCTGGGTCTCGGCGTCGTAGGCGCTCCTGGCCCGGTCGTAGACGCTGGGCAGCTGGGCGTTCAGCTTGGTCAGATACTCGTTGAACTGCTGCTGCCCGACGCTCTGGGCGTAGCTGCTGTTGTAGCCGCCGGTCAGGCCCGCCGCCTGGCCCAGGGTGTCCTGCATGGCTCGCTGTCCCTGATGCGTATACTGGTCCGTCATGGCCTGCCACAGGGGGTCTGTGCTGGGGTCATACTGGAATTTCTCCCTGTTCTGAATCTGGCGCATGAAGTCGTTGGCCCGTTCCTGGTTGGTCCTGGTGTCGATTGCCGGCGCCTGAATCTCCGTGCCGGTCATGGCGTTGGTGTAGGGGTTCTCCTGCTGGAGCTCGTCCGGTCTCTTGTATGCCATTTCATGCCCTCCTTTTTGTCATTATCTCGGCTGTGTGGCGGCCTGGGCCTTGCCCCTGGCCTGCTCCACGATGCGGTTCTGTCCCGCGATTCCGCCCTGGCTGTCCGTCTCAGGCAGGCGGGCACCGCCTGTAGCGCCGGCAATCTGCCGGCCATCACCCGGCCCTGCACTTTCCGTCCCCGGCATGGGCGCGATCCCCAGCCGGGCCTTCAGCATCATGTTTTCCGCCTGGACCATCTGCAGCATCTGGAACGCGGTGCCGTTTTGCTGCACCCGCTGCCGCACGTCCTCTTTGCCGTCAAAGTCCATCATATCCAGAGCGGCCAGACTGGCATCCGCGTTGTTCGGGGCGAAAAATCCCATCTGGTAGAACTGCAGCGCCAGCTCGTTCTGGCTGAGCTTGCTGTACTCCGTGGCCTTCTGGGCCGTCACCTTGATGTCAAAGACCGGCTTCCGGATCTCCACCATTTGGGTGTATGGGTTCATTTGCTCCTGGATCTGCAGCCGGCTGTTGTCAAAGCTCACGAACTGGTCCTGCCCGTCCATGCCAATGATGCGGAACTCCCGGGGCGCGTCGTAAAACTGCCGGATCAGCTCAATGGCGCAGTAGCACACCGCCTTGAAACAGTTGTAGGAGGTCCGGATCTGATCCCGGCTCAGCTTGCCGCTCTGCTCCTGCATGGCTGCAATGGCGGAGGCCGCGGTGACGCCGCTGGGCGCGCCGCCGTTGTTCACGTCCCGGTTGCCGGAGGTCTCCTTCATTTCGGCGATTTTGCTTTCCAGAATCGCCAGGTAGTTACCGGAGAGGGGCGACACGGTAATCTGCCGGATGGCCGCCTCGTCAATGGCCCCCTGCACGTGGACAAATGGCTTGGTCCAGTCCGCGTATTCCTCCTCGTTGATGCCGTCCTCGCCCCGCTTCAGCCAGCGGGGGGTGGCAGCCGCCACGCAGTTGGCCACAATGGCGTTGTTCATCAGGTCGATCTGCCGCTGGGCGTCCTTGCACAGATCCACATAGCCGAAGCCCGCCGGCGTTCCCTCCTCCGGGAAGAGCACGTCCGGGAAAAAGGGATAGAGCCCATGATCATAGAGGCCCCGATCCGTGCAGTCCGGGTCGTTCTCGGTGGCGTAGAGGACGCTTTCCCCCACGAATTTCACGTAGTGCAGCACCTTCCGCCCGCCGGTCTCGCGCTTGTAGTACCAGTCCACCACGGGGCTCTTGTCGGAGGTGTCCACGTGGTCGTCATACAGGTATTCCTTCACCGTCAGGTCCTTGCCGTTCAGCTTGCCTTTCAGCTCCGGGTATTTCGCCTCCAAGCGCTTGTTGTCCTCCAGGCTGATCAAAAAGACGTTGGCGCTGTCCTGGATGTCCAGCACGCCGGGCTCCCAGTAGAGCTTCAGGGCGTCAATGGGCCGGATGGCAATCTCCCCCAGCCCATTCAGGGCGTCCTTGTCCCAGAAGACCCCATAGACCCCCAGCCCCGCCTTCAGCTTCTTCCACCAGTTGGTGGACCAGGCTGACGCGAAATCCGCCTGCTCCAGCACCAGGGGCAGGATCTTGCTGAGCTTTCTGGCCTCCAGCTTGTCGTCTGCGGCCCTGGGCAGGCAGTTGGGCTCCGGCAGGGCGTCCATGGCGTCGGCGTGCTTGGAAAGGATCACGTTCACCAGCCAGGCGCTCTTGGTCTTCAGGTCCGTGGTCCCCTGCTGCGGGATCTGATCCCAGTGCCGCAGCTTCCACCACTGCTCGTTTTCAATCATCCGCTTGTCCAGATTGGCCTTGCCGGCCATGTACTTGCGGAGGATCTGCAGCGCTTCCCGGATCTGGTCTTTACCCACCACCGGCTGGGCCAGGCTCTCGTTCACGGCAATCTCATAGCCGGCCATCCCGCCGCCCGGCGCCGCCCCAAAGGCCCCCACGCCCACCGGCCCAGCCTGCTCTGTAGGGGCGGTCATTGGCCGCCCGCTTTCCATTGGCCCGTTCTGCTCAGATTGTGCCGCCCTCCTCGGATTGTAATCTCCGATATAATCACCCAGATAATTGGGATCATCGGGCAGTCGATCCCAGATCTCTTCCTTCTCCGGTCTCCGCCGGAATCTGTCAAACAATGCCATTGTCACCCCTCCTAAAACCGCAGTCCATACACCCAGTAACGGCCGTTTTTGTCCTTGCCGTTCACATAGCGGTGATTTGCGTTGTAATGTCTCTGCCAGACCTTCAGCGCCAGGTTGTACTGATCCGCGCTGTTGTTGTACCGGTCGATGTCCCCGTGATCCAGGTGGATCCGCATGCACAGATACAGGGGATACAGCTCATCGTAAGGTGCCGCCGCCAGCAGCTCCGTGGCCTCCAGATCGGTATCCTCGTCGTAGCTGGGCATGGTCCCGTCCTCGTTGCCGGCGTAGTGGCTGCAGACCTCCTGCCAGAGCTGCCCGTCCAGGCGGGAGAGCCAGCCCACCAGGATCTCATTGCTGAGCTCCGTGGATGCCTGGGCCCGTGCCGTCTCGATTGCCCTTTGAATTGTCATTCGATCTCAACCCTCCTCCATTCCACCCGCAGGTTGGGCGGGCAGTCCTCCTGCAAAGCCCGCAGGGCAGTGTAGCAGTACCCGGCGGCGTGGTTGGCCCGTTCCATTCCACGGCCCTTGCGGTTTGCCTTCCGCCAGCTTAGCTCCAAATCGCCGGGCTGTCCCTTGGTGGTGACCTTCACGTCCCAGCAGGCCTCCAGGTTGGCCACCAGGCCGGCGATCAGCGCGGTGATGGCACAGCACACCATGTCCGTGCCCTTTGGGCCGGCCCCCGCGTGCCCCACCGCTGTCAGCTTCCCGGGCTTTCCGCCAATGGCCGGCGTGATGATGATATTAACCATGCTTAGCGTCCTCCTTCACTTCGTTCCATCCGATAGCTCACGCTGTACAGCTCACAGCCCCCGCAGCCTTCCAGCCGCAGCCGGAAATGGTCGCAGCGAATGGGCCAGATCGCCAGCTCCTGACTGTGCAGCCGGTTTCCGTGGAGACTGCCCTTCCGCAGCCAGGGCCCGTCGTCGTAGGAAATATATACCCGCACCGCAGCCCCCAGCTCCATCCGGAAGCGCAGCCGCAGGTACCGGATCCATTTGTGCTCCGGCAGCTCATGGCTGATGGGCTGGCTCTCGGCCCACCAGGAAACGCCCTGGCACCCCTCGCCGCCGTCCATCTGGACAATCTGCCCGTCCCGGATGTAGTACAGATTGTCCTCCCAGGTGATGGCCCGTCCCTCCCAGGCCTCGTCCTCCAAATGCCAGTCCCCGGTTGCCAGATCGTACACCGCACACACCCTTCCACCGTCATCCTGAGCGGAGCGCAGCGGAGTCGAAGGATCCGTCCCTGGCCCTACCATGGAAATGCAATACTTCCTCCCATGCCGCGCCGCCGTTGCCTGGTCGAATAACCAATCCCCAAACTGCGGGCTGATCCTCTGCGGCATGGTCCCGGCATAGACCATCACGCCCTGTCGGCTCTTGTAATACAGCCGGTCCTCGATCACCACCAGGCTGTCGGCGCTGCCCTCCTGGACCCCCTCCAGATCATAGGTGGCAATCTGATGGGCCCCGGCGCTGCTGGGGAAGACCTTCTCCAGGCTCTCCTCCCGGAAAAACAGCGGATGCCCGTCCAGGGTCGCAGCCCCCGTAAACGGCGCCGCCGTGCCCCGGCTGGCTCTCCAGCTGTCCGTGGACAAGCCCTGGAATACCTCCCAGTTCCGGAAATCCCCCAGTTTGGAGGCGTAGATCTCGTTGATCCCTTCTGCCTCGTCATACCTGCAGCCCCAGATCCTGTTCTGCGCCTCCGTTACAAAGTCCATCTCCGGCACCGTCCGCTGAACGGAAACAGTTCCGGAAGCAAAGGTGTATGTATCATCCTTCAGCAGTCCCTCTATCACAAAGGTGCTGTTGGCGCCGTTGTTCTCGTCGGGCTGGGTGCTGACAATGTAGTGATACGAATTTAAACAGCGCAGAACGGCCTCATCTGTCCCGGAAGGTAAACCGCTGGCGCTCAGCTTTACCGTGTCTCCTGCCCGGAGCATTTCGCCCTCAGGGGCCCTCAGGCCGATTCCTGATACCTTGATGTAGGTGGAGGCCACCGTCACCCACATGGTCTGGGCAATGCTCCATTCCCGGAGCACCGGCTCGTCCCCGGATGTGTCCAGCCACTTGCCCTGGTTCTGGGGCTCCGTGGCAGAGACAACCACGTCCTGCATGTCGTTTCCGTCAATGTCGCACAGGGTCAGGGTCACGGCACTGGCCATAGCGTTGATCTGAAGGTCCATCAGCCCGTAGTCCTCAAATGCCACCATCTCCTGCCCGCTGGCCAGCTTCACCGCATTGACCCAGATCCGGTTTGGCCAGATCAGGGCGTAGGCTCCCATCCGCAGGATCTTCGGATTGTCCTGGAAGCGCGTATCTGCCCAGAAACGGAAGGTGACGGTGAAGCCGTCCGTCAGGTAGTTGTCGGAAGAAATCGTGATGTCAAAGTCCGTAAAGGTCCATGTGGTCACGCCGCCTTCCGTCGTGACCTCCGTTGCGGCTCCATACCACTGATCGCTGCCGCTCCGAATCAGCCAGTGGTCCTGCTGCGGGTCCGGTTCCTGCCAGGCCTGCTCATATCGGAATTCCACGGTGATGTCGTCCACGCTCACCAGTCCGCCCATCTCGCTGCCGTCGGTGGTGCTGCCGCTGGCCGGGGTGATGACCACGTTTGCCTGGATCTCGTCGTGGCTGGAGTCCCAGCGGTAGACGATTGGTGTTTCATAGAGTCCGGAAAGGTTTACATTATGGCCGTTGCACCAGAGCCCGCCCACGGAGTCCAGCAAAAGCAAATCGTCTCCGCCGCAGGAAGCCACGATTCGGTGGGTGTTCAGCACGTTCCCGTCGATCTCCTCCACGCTGCCCCTGGCCTTCCTGACCGACAGCACCGGCGCCCGGTCCGCGCTGAGATTCCGCTCATTCTGCCACCAGCCGATCCCGGCCCCGGGCCTCCGCTCCAAACCGCGAAACACCGTTGTGGTCTGGGTGCTCTGGGGTCTTGTCCTAAGTCTCGGAAAATCCATTCCATCACCTTCCTGCTTCGTAGGGGGCGGGTTCCCCGTCCCGCTGGTTCTGTTCCTGCTCCTTCATGTTCAGCTGCTCCACCAGGTGCCAGAGGTCCTGGTACAGCTCGAAGAGGTCTCTGCCGCCGCCCTCCGGCTGCCTGGGAAAATCGTATGGCATCTATCCGCCCTCCTCTTCCCGGGCCCCGATGACCCTGCGGATCTGCTCCATGTACAGCTGCGGGTCGATCCAAACTCTCCCGGTCTCCCGCTTGCTGATGGCCGCCTTTTCCACGCCCAGCCGCTTGCCCAGCTCCTCCTGGCTCAGCCCCGCGTCCTTCCGCATCTGCTGGAAGATCTGGCCTTGGGTCCTGTACATTGCCATGTTTCTGCTGTCCCGGATCCGCTGCCTTTCCGTAATCTTGTCCCTGTTTTTCTCTGAGTAGCGCCGGTTGTACTCTTTGCGCCATTTCGGATCCTCACCCCTTGGCAGATCATGGTTCACGTCGTTTCCCTCCTGGTCGATTTGCCGTGCTTTGCGCTTCGCCGTCTTCACCTGTTCCATCCATCTGTCCCTGGCATAGATCTGGAAAAACTCGTGGAATCGCTCAAACAGGGCCAACCGCTCCAGGCTGATGGCGCCCACCGCCTGGTCCCGCCTCTTTTCGGTCTCGATCATTCGTTCTGCTCCTTTCATCGTAGGGGCCGGCCTGTGCCCTTCATGGGTGCTCTCCCGTCCCGTGTAGCGCCGGCAATTTGCCGGCCCATCCTGTAGGGACGGCACTCTGCCGTCCGCCCCCCCGTAGGGGACGGGTTCCCCGTCCCGCCCGTAGCGCGGGCAATCTGCCCGCCAAAGCCTGCCGGCCTCAGAATCCCGGCCTTCTGCGTACCCCCGTCCCGGCCAGCTGATCCAGCGGGTCCGGCCCGATGGGCTCGGTCTCCTGCCGCACCGCCGGCTTGATGGGCCTGGCCATGCACATGTACCGCCATTCGTCCGCCACGTGGTCCTCCATCTCCGTGTCCAGGTCCTCCGGCCGGTGTTCGTCGTACACCATCAGGGGGATAGTCCGAATGAAGGCCTTGCAGCCCCGGAATACGTACATCATGGGCACGCCCTCCCCGTCGAAGGCCAGGCGGTAATGGCACTGCATCCAGCCGGGGATCCTCTGGTGGTCTCCCGGGCTGAAATAGATCTGATACTTCTCCGCGGTCTCGGCAATGCTCTCGCCGCCGTCCGCCGCGAAGATGGCCGGATCCGCCACGCCCTCAATCTGACGCCCGGTCAGCCACCTGTGGCTGTCCTCAATCTCCCGGATCCGCTTGAAGACCTCCGCCTTGTTCCACTTGACCCCCTCGTTGGGGGTCCGGGTGCAGCCGTAGAGCTCCAGGATCCGGTAGAGCCTGCCGTCGTAGTCCTCCGCCCACCAGGCGCAGGAGAAGGGCTTGGCAAAGCCCCAGTCGAAG